CGTCTAACCCACCACTCCTCAGTAATCAGCTTAGCAAGCCTCAGATCCAATCTCTCAACGATGGAATACCACAACCGTGCTCTCCGACATCTCGGAATAGATCCCGAATCTACCGAATTCAACCTGTACGAAATCCCATCTCCCTACCCTGCCCAATTTACCCGACCCGACCTATCAAGTACCGAAGCTCTCGACAAGGAACAATACCTCCGAATCTTCAACTACTACGCCGACCGCCACTTCTATTCACATGAACTCGAATCACTCCGATCCGATTATGTCCGTGCTCCCGTCGACAACGAACTCCTCTGGAAAGATACTCTCAACCATCTATCCCGTCCACTTCGCCGATACTCGTCTCTACCCGTTGCCCCTCAACACGTCAGTCGAACTCCCTTTCTTCGACGATCCCAACGTGCGCAAATATCTTGACCAAAAATTTGAAAACGGAGAAATTCTCTCCCGAAAACAAAACATGCACAATCTTTACGACTACGTCTACACAGCGTTACGTCCTATAGTACATGAAATCAAACTTGGCCACTGTTTCACTGGTAATCTCTCTTCCGACCACATCTACCCGATGCGTGCCCACATCCGACCCGGACTCGGCTCCCCCGCCCGTCCCGAAAAATTCAAAAATCGACTCGTCTGCGGCGTCCCGAAAATCACGATTATCCCCGAAATCCAATTTGCTTACCCACTCTTTAACTACTATCAAAACGTAGGATACTCGCCTCTCCTCTGGAGATACGAAACTATCAATGGTGGCTGGTGCAAACTTCGTGCCGAATGGTACCCCCATTTAGCTAGACAGCTCTTCTTTATCCTGTCCAGCGACTGGTCCGAATTTGATCACCGACTAATCTTTATCCTTATCGCTTTGTTTGCTCATGCAGATATGTCTTACTACGACTTCTCTCATTATCATCCAACGTCCGATTACCCCTGGGGTAAAAACTATGTCAATCCACAGAAGATGAAAAATCTCTATCTTTGGACCCTCTACGCAACGTTTTCCATGCCATTACTTATGCCCGATGGAACCCTCCTCATGCGCAAAGATCGCGTCATGCCCTCCGGAATCTTCCGAACTCAATACTTCGACTCAAAAGTCGACGGTCTTATGATCGTCTGCTGTCTCGAAGATGCTGGCTTTACAGTCAACACCAAGAAGTTTCTGAAACTCATGGGCGACGACAACATCTCAGCGATTTTAGCGAAGCTCCCTTCGCTCAATCGCGCCGACCTCATCGAATTTATTCGTGAACGTGCGGCCATCCGTTTCGATGCGAAACTCTCGCTCGACGCAACAGCAATCTCCGATTCGCTGGATCATGTAGAACTCCTCGCTTACCGCAATTTCATTGGCTCACCTTACCGCGACACAATCCGTGTCCTCGCTCAGATGCTTTACCCTGAACGTGAAGACTACCGTCTCTCCGTCATGAAAGCACGATGCGCCGGACTCTTGTACGCCTCTCTCTACCGGAACCCCCGACTAGTCAGATTCGCCCAAGACGTCTTCGCCTTCCTAACCGAGCAAGGTGTCTCGATGTCCAACTCTGGATACCGAGCATTTCTAGGCAAGTTTGACCCGAACATAGCTCATCTAATGGACCGACCTATCCACGATGACTGTCTTCCAACTTACCTTGAAGTTACTCAGTTCCTGAAGTCTCCTCGACCCCGAACGATCGCTGACCGCGAACGTTACTGGCCTAGCGACCACTTCCATGAACCTCCGAACCCCGATTCTCTTGCAGATGCCCTTTCCGAATTAAAACTCGATTGAAAGTGTTCTTCTTCATTTCGTCTCTAGGTTTAATATAATCA